CGGGTCAATGCGCTGCTTGGAGTTGCGCTTGGCCATGTCCACCGTGGGCGAGACCGCCATCATCGGTCCTGGCGCATGGTGGATAACGTAGCCGATCCAGTTGTTGCCCATTTCCGTGTTGTGGGTCGGTATCCAGCCGTTGCCACACAGGAACAGGTGGTCAGGAGAATCGACGGCGATACAACGCACAGGAACGCTGGCGACCGGTCGAATGGCAACTACGGCGCGTCTGCGGCTTTTCCATAGGCGGCCATTTTCGATCGACAGCATGCGCTGCAGCTTTCGCTGCAAGCGAAACATGGGCTCTTCCCGGTACGCAGTCCACGATACCCGCCACGCTTTGCGGCTGACAGATTCGCGCCCATTGATCAGCGTTTTCTTGGCCGCACTGGTGTAGACCGCAGGCTTGTAGCCCAGGCTACGAAGCAATTGCGCCATCGCATCGACAAGGCCCTTATCGCTATTGCCAAATTCGCACCGCGATCCATCTGGCGTGATGCTGCCATCACTGTCCATCAGACCCCGCACCAAGTCCAGTCGCTGGCCACGGCCCGAGCGCAAGTAGGCATTGGGCACGTGCTTGTTGCACAGCAGATCGAACTTGCGCAGCAGTTTTGTGAATGGGGATGCCCAACAGCTGGCGAGCGCCAAGCCGTCATCATCCGTGATCCTGAAGGTCGGATCAATCACGACGTTGGCACACTTTCCCTTGCGCCAAACAGGCAAACGGAAATGGGCTTGAACCCCACAGTCCGCTAAATGTGCAACGATGTCGCTGTCGTCTTCGTGAACACTCAAATGATTCATCCACGACGACCCATCTCCCAACCACAAGCCCAGGAGATAGGGGTGAATTGGAAGATCGCGGTTGGGCAGCTCAATGGGTTTGCAAACATCAATGGAAAAGCGCCAACGCTTGCCATTCGAAAATCTCTCACGCCCCACCATTTCAGCAGTGGTCGTCGTTAGCTTCTTGATGCCTGCATAGCTGTATTGCCATACCGGCCAGCGATGCTCAGCGTCGGCTACGACGCGCTCGCCGTCTTCAAATTCAATCTCGTAACAGGTGCGCTCAAACAGGATGTCTGACACACCCAGTACGCGAACCGGCCAACCCTCGGGGTCGAACACGAAGTCTCCCTCGACGACTTCACCCATCGTGGTCCATCCTCTGGGTGTCGGTATGGGAGTTGTCAGCGCCAATGGCGCCCCCACCTGCGCGGCCTTCATGAACACCACCCGCTCCACCGGCGAGGCCGGCGACAAGCAGTCCATGATGTCCTTGAGGTACGGCGTGCGGCTGGTGCGCCAGCGACCAGGCTCGGCAGACGCTTTGGATGACAACATGCGGTGGCGGTCTGACCACTCTGATACGGACAACAGCGGGTCGGGAGTAAGGCCCTCGCGCCAGGCGCGATCAATTTCAACGGCGCCCTCGTAATGATCAGTCGTACTCAATTGCATTTCAGTCCACTCGTGCTCGCAGGTCGCCAAGTTCCTGCAAGTGCTCACGCACCGCGTTCTCCAGCGCGACGTGCATCGGGTGTGGGTCCAGTCCCAACTTGACCGCCATCTGCGCCGATACGCGCGCGGGCCAGTTCAGCCAGGCATCGCGCTCTGACCTTGCCAACTTGAATACGTGGGCGATGGCCTGTGGTCTATCCACCAGCGCGCCCTTGAGCCTGGCCAGGCGCACCTTGTTGGTTTGGGCCTTGACCACCTCGTTGACGGTGCGCGCTTGCAACAGCGATGTGCCGCTGGAGCCAGTGGATCCGCCGGAGCCACTATTTGCGCTACTGCCCAACCCTGCTGGTGTAGCGCCGCCATTTGCCGCGTCCCGGGTCTCATTGGACGGTGCATCGGCTTGCTGGAAATTGACGGTTGCAGCGCGCTCTCGGGTTCCCTTTTTTGCGGTGTCTGTATTGCGCGCCCACTCCTGGTCTACCCGTTCGGAGTCGATGGTTCCGTCGGGCTCGGGCGTGATGCGCCCGCTGCGAATTGCCTTATGGACTGCGGTATCGGTGACGCCCCGGTGGCGAGCGTAGGCCCGTAACGAAATTCCCATCGTTTGTTTCAATCATTTTGTTGAATCTCTGCAGATTTAGCTTGGCTTGTATTCGAAGCAGAGCGTTCATGGAGGTGTTCCAACACCAACGCAAAACCCAATGAAAACCATCACCGCCCAAGTCACAGACACCAACCACCGCGCCCGCGGCGAAATGCAGATCAACGTGGACTTTGACCAGACCGGTCCGTCCCTTGTCGAGCATGACGGTCAGACCTTCTGCTTCACGCAAAAAGCGGGCACCAACCGCAAGACAGGCTTGGCGGCGCGCGAGATGGCCACCTTTGACGACGCCCGACTTTGGATCACGCTGGACGGCACAAAGGTCTGGGAAGACTGAATACCAACCGAATGCAACAGACCATATGACACAACCCCAACCGCTACCACTATCACCACCACTACCACTGCCGTGGAAAAATCATGACCACCATCCAACTCACCACAACCCAGACCCAAGTCTTGCAACATGCGCTGGATCACAACCACGGGCGCATTGACTGGTTCCCCGCAAGCGTCAAGGGTGGCGCACGCAAGAAGGTTCTGGGCGGTCTGGTGAGCCGCGCGCTCATCACCACAGATGGCACGCATTGGTTCATTGCCGCCGAGGGCTACGACGCACTGGGCGTCCCGCGCCGTGGGCCAATTACCCTGGCCGCCCTTGATGCGGTCATCGATTCTGCCGAGGCGGTCACGCAGCTCAAAGTTCTCAAGCCACGCACGCGCGACAACAGCAAGCAGGCCACCGTGATCGCGATGCTCAATCGACCCGAGGGTGCAACCATCCAGCAGATCGTCGAGGCGACCAACTGGCAAGCTCACACAGTGCGAGGCACATTTGCAGGAGCATTCAAGAAGAAGCTCGGGCTGGCGATCGTCTCGGACAAGCGCCAAGGTGGCGAACGGATCTACCGCATCCGCTAATGCAGATCAGATCGCATGAGCAGCGTCTAGCAGTCTTGCAGCGATGCTCGGGGTTTCCGCTTCCAGTACGTTGATGCCCTCGTATTTGGCAAATCCGAGGAGTCGCTGCCTGGTCCACTCGGCGTACTTGCGGGCATCACAACCAGGCGCTTCGTTGAGAACATCCGTGTTGAACAAGATCGTCGGATTAAACGCGTTCTCGCCCATCTGCTTTCGCGCGACATCCAACTGGAATAGCTTCGCCTGCGCTTCGCGCTCTGCGTTCTCTGCCTGCCTCGCCGTACTGGGAAGGCTGGTCACCTGCACTGCCAAGGGGCCGTAGGCATAGTCGATCACTACGTCTGGCACCTCAGCCGGCCCACGGAGTGGAACGTCAAAGCGCGAGGCGTGCATCTTGTCATGCCCTACGAATATTCGGCGCAGCTGCGTGAGGAACTCTCGCGTTCTAATCGTATGGCGAGGGCTTTGCCGAGTTTCCTCCTCCTCGATCATTTCATCCGCAGAGCCGAATGCACTTACGCTACGTACAGCAGCGTCCAAGAGCTGATCGATGCTCCATGCCCGCGCGACCATGACCGGACCGACGTCGAACCCGTGAAACAGCGGTCGTAGCTCCTCAAGGGGCAAGCCCGCTTGTTGCCGCTGGGTCATGTACTCCGCGCATTGGCGAAGAATTCCCGCAGCCGAGGCCCCCCGCTGTCGGCCGAGCAACTGCCTCAGTCGCTGCTCACTGATGACGGGGTAGGTGGCAGCAGCCACAGCTTGCGCAGTTGCATCATGAGGTTGGACCGCTACGAGTGCAACTATCCTTTCGTTAGTTCCCTCTATCGGCTCCCACAGCAACGGTCGGTATCGAGCGATGAAGGGGGCAGCGAGAGACGCGACATCTGCCGGCGAATCTGCTAACCCTGACTGGATGAGGAGTTCCATAGAAGTTTTTTCTCTGGCGTCTGAAGCCGCTCATTCACCATCAGCGGAAGTGCGGGTAGGCGAAGTGCAATACCTCGCACCGTCACCTCCACCAAAGGCCACAAAGCGTCCACATGAAAGTTGCCTGTTCTCCACTCGCGGATTCGGTCAGCAACGAGTTCCAGTCGCCGTTGTGCTCGGACCAGCGCATTTGAATGCTGCTCCATTCCATGGTCCTTAGGCCTTCGTTGTTGGAGTTGCAGGGCGATTACATTCCTTTTGGCGCGGAAGTCGATGACTCCTTGACGCGCCGCCTGCACAGCCCACTGCTTCATTATCTTTGCTATCGGCTCTAGAGCTGCTTCGTGATCGATGAACCAGTAATCCTTCCCGTCGAAGATGAAGTTGCGAATGTGTCGATCAGGATTTGCAGCGAGTTCGTCCCACACTGCACCGTTTACCGCCACCGGTTGTTTACAAAGCTGATGCCAAATGTACTCTTCGGCAGCTTCGTCATCCATCAGCCGCGTTGCACTGTCGTCGGGCCACTGGTGAAGGCTGCCGAAGCAGAGGAAATCCGCGCTGTTCCCGAGCGGCCGCGCGGTTGAAGGCAGTCCCGGTAGCTGGTCACGTTCAGCGAGTACGACCACGCCATGAGGAATCGGGACGTGAAGCTCGGATCCGGCTACCGCGCACGCCAGCTCAATGGAGAGTTTCACCTGTCCACTCATCCACTTTAGGGCGACAGGCACCGAGGGTTCAGTGCAGCCCGGCACCTGCACCTGGCCGCGCCAGACCTTGTGCACTTGGCCTGCAAATACCGGCAAACCACCTGAGTTGAGGCGTGCGAGAGGCGGTCGACTGGTGTCTTTTGGATCGAGACCTGGGATCATGCGTTCTCCTTAGGTGCATCTTAATCCCTAGTGCAACTACCCTCAGAGTCCAGACAGTGTCCGCAACCTGTGCGGATTGGCCGGCGGAACATGGCGCCGCCTGTGACGTACGCTTTCGGTCGACCATAAGCCGCCCTCGCGAGTCACTACGAGGTCATTAACGCCTCCCTTGTCGCCTGATTGTCGAACGTCACCCCATCCGACTCGCGGATGGCTTTTTTGCTCGCCCATTCCTGCCAGCGGCGGACAATGACGTCGACGTACTTTGGATCCATCTCGATCAGCCGCGCACAACGCCCCGACTTCTCGCACGCAATTACAGTGGTGCCCGAGCCACCAAACGGATCGAGCACCATGTCCCCAGGCTTGCTGGAGTTGCGTATCGCACGCTCCACCAGTTCCACCGGCTTCATGGTCGGGTGCAAATCGTTCTTGTGCGGCTTCTTGATTTGCCAGACGTCGCTTTGATTGCGGTCACCGCACCAGTGGTGCTTACCGCCCTCGGGCCAGCCGTACAAGATCGGCTCGTACTGGCGCTGGTAGTCTGAGCGTCCCATCGTGAACGTATTCTTGGCCCAGATGATGAAGGTCGACCACTTGCCACCGGCCACACGGAACGCCTCCTGCAAGACATCGAGCTCGCTGGAGGACATCGCCACGTAAATGGCGCCCCTGCTGTGCGCGACGGTCGGCGTCAGGGCCGCCAGGAGAAAGTCATAAAACCCTTCGCCCAGGTTGTCGTTCAGGATCGAGCGGTTCTTGCCGCGCATTTTGTCCTTGGCGCTGTTGGCGTAGTTCACGTTGTAGGGTGGATCCGTGAAGACCATGTCGACCTTTTGGCCGGCAAGCAGCAACTCAAAACTTTGTGGGTCTGTGGAGTCGCCGCACAGCAAACGGTGGTTGCCGAGCAGCCAAATGTCGCCTGCACGCGAGACCGCGGCATCCAACACCTCGGGGGCCGCGTCATCATCCGTTTGGCCCTCATCGCCACCTTCCTCGCCCTCGAACAGATCGGCAATGTCGTCCACGTCAAAGCCGGTGAGCGAGAGATCGAAATCGTCATTGCGCAAGGCATCGAGTTCCAGGCGCAGCATGGCATCGTCCCAGCCCGCGTTCTCAGCAATCCGATTGTCGGCAATGACCAAGGCGCGACGTTGTGTCGGACTCAGGTGCTCTAGCACCAGGACCGGAACCTGTTGCAGGCCTAGCTTTTGAGCTGCCGCCAGGCGCCCATGCCCCGCCACGATGACGTCATCCGAACCCATGAGGATCGGGTTGGTAAACCCGAACTCGACAATGGATGCGGCAATCTGGGCCACCTGGCTCTCGGAGTGTGTCCTGGCATTTCGGGCATACGGAATAAGCGCATTGATGCTGCGGTATTCAACGTTGAGCTTGACGGTCTGTGGCATGTGGTCGCTGAAAGTAAAAAAGCCCGCCACCGCGTCAAACGCGGGCGAGCTTTAGATGAAATGCCTGGCGGGGTATTCAGAAGCCGCATGGGGGTGCAAACCTGCAAACCCTGCAAACCTCGGTTTGCAGCCTATCGCTAGAGGACTCTTGCGCTGTCCCCCCCCGCATACCCTTTTGGGCAGGAAGGACCCATCAGATTTCCGGAACAACCCTCAGGGCTCCAACCATCAAGCGCCATCAGGAGTTAGCAGCGATCTGCAACAGTCACAGTGGTCGGTCGCGCGGTCTTTGTCTTGATCTGCATCGCGCACCTTTTGCAACCATAGCCGTGAATGTAGGGTAATCCGGGGTCATTTGGGACACCCGCTTTTGACCCGCTTTTGTCATCCGTTGGCAGGCTTACGCACGGCTCCGATACGCTTGTCAATATTGCTCAAGTTCCTTTTCATTTGCCATCGTTCAGTGTGCTCAGGCGCTGCGCCACACTCTGCAGTGCCACTTGCCAGTGACGCTGGGCGGTCTTTGTGCAGCAGGCAAAGCGAATGCTGATCTCACGCCAGCCATAGCGCTTGGCCCGCATCCAGACCAGGTGCCGTTGATCGAGTTCGAGCCACTGCACCCAGCGCATGACCTCGAGCATGGCGTCGACCTCAGCGGGACTGGGCTGGAAGTGCATTTTGGGACGCTCGTCGGCGGACATGCGTTCCCACTCCGAGCGCACAACCGCGGGCCACAGGGTGAAGTAGCCCTGCACGCGAACGGGAGGCAGGCGGCGTGCTGTGCTGGCAGCCTCCTCGAAGCGGTGGGCCACGTCCTCGGCGGTCCAGTTGGTCTTGGTGTTAGCCATTTCGCCTGCCTCCCTCGCCGAACAGCCGCTCGCCGATGCGTTTGACAAACGCCTGCTCCACGAAGTCCAGCCGCTCGTCTGTGTCGCTGACCACCAGGATGTGCTGCTCACGCCAGCCCGTGCGTTTGACTGCGTCCAGGTCGGTGACCTGGGGCTGCAGACGACCCAGGGGGCATTGGTAACGATGGGGTGTGATCCTCATGTCAAAGCTCCTGTGTTTCGATGGCCCATGCGAGCAGCGCCAGGGCGTCGGCCTCGTTGTCGTCGGTGACGGGGTGGCCCTTGGCACGCATGGCAGCGATGACCTGTGCCTTGCCTGCGTTGCCCTTGCCGGTGGCGTGGCGTTTGATGGTGCCCACCGGAACGCCCTGGTACGCAATACGGTGGTGCTCGCACCACGTGGTGAGCGTGGCCATGAGGCCGCCGTACACGTGCGCTGCATCGACACCGTTGTGACGACGCACCTCTTCGAAATAGATCGAATGGATTTCACCGGCCGCGCCCTGAATCTCCGAGAGCCAACGCTTGAAGCGCAGGTATCGCATGCCACCACCTTCAAAGCGTTGTGGCTTGAAGCTCACAAAGCCATGTGCGATTTGACCGTCGCGTGCACGCAGTGCCCATCCGGTGGTGGTGCCCAGGTCCAGAGCCAGCACCACCAGCCGAGTGGTCGGCTGCGTTTCACCGTCCGTGGAAACACTCCGACGTAGGTCAGAGGGAACTGCAGTTCCCTCTCCTACGTAGTAGGAGGGAGAGTTTTCTCCAACTTCGATATTCCCGGAAACCCAATAGCCATGCGGGTTTGCGCCAGTTGGCAAGTTGGCAGCGTTGCCAACTGCCAACATTGCCAACTTTGAGCTAAGTTGTTGATTCGTAAACGAATGAAGTTGGCAAGGGTCTGCCAACATACTCCAGTTGGCAAAAGTGGGGTTCCAGTTGGCAACGGTTTTGCCAACTTGACGGTGCGGGTTCATGTGGACTCCTTTGGGTCGTTGATGTCATCTTGGTAAACCCACACATCGGGGTTCTCCACGGGCATGGCGGCCCCCGATTGCGGGCATTTGTAGTGGGTGGGAAGCACGGCAAGCGCGCGAATCGGTAACTCGCCAGTGACCGGGTCCGGCGTGACGCCAGGCATGTGCAGAACCATGCCTTCGACGCACAGGTAGCCAAACTTGCTGCGTCCGCAGGACGGCAAACCGTGGTCCTTGCCATTGCGGAAATACTTGATGTAGCCTTGGGTGGACAGGACCGACAGTCGCTCGCGAATCGTTCGCTCACCGCCCAAGCCCGCCTTGCCCTCAAAGGACTCGGCGAATTGATTGCCGGTGTAGCCTCGGCCCTGTGCGGCCTCTTCAAACAAAATCTGAAGAATCGCGTCGCGCTTGCGACGACGCTCCGCATCCAGCCGTTCGCCGTATTCCTTCAGAACCAGCCTATCGTTCACATCCACCTGACGCCATTCGTCATTGATCTTGTCGACGAACTTGTTGGGAATGGCTGGGCCGTTGCGCAACTCATAGATCAACTGCCGGGTGCTTCGCGCCTCGTCAGGACGCTGCAGCAACATACCTGTGGAGTAGTAGCCGCGCAAACTGCCCGCTCCGGCTAAAGCCTGAAACGGGTCCTCCTCGAACTGCTTCTTGGACAGTTTTTTGGTGTGGTGGGCCAGGATCACACCGGCATCGAGATTGACCTCCCGGCGGATCCGATCCACCCGCTGCGACAGAAGGAACAGCATGGCGCCGTTGTCGTTCTCACCCCCGGCATCGCCACCATCAAAGACGTTGCGAATCGGGTCGATGACGATGATGTCAGGCAGCGGTCCGCCAAAGGCTATCTGGATGGTCGGAATGATCTGGGCGAGGCCCGCATCATTGAGCAGCGTTTGAAGCTGGGGTGTGGCGACAAAATTGATCCTGGCCAACTCCAGCGCATGCTCTGGCAGCCGGATCCTTTTGGCCCGCTCGCGCAAGTAGTGGTACTGCACCTCGGCCTGCAGATAGAACACCCGTAGCGGTCGCGCTGGCGACATCCCCAAAAATGGCAGGCCAGCCGACATGTGGGTAAGCCAGGCCAGCAGAAAATCACTCTTGCCAACCTTCGGCGCGCCGCCGAAGACCAGCATGCCGCCTGGCGTCACAACACGTGGCGCGATCAGGTCATCGGGCAATGGTGAGTCATCATCGAGCAGTTGACCCAGCGTGAAACTTGGCAGCATCGGGGCAGACGCCTTGACGACTCGGCGCTCGCCATCTGCGATGAACGCTGCACAGTCAAACCCTTCGGCCACGCCGTCAGCAGCATCCCACTTGTCGGGCTTGTCGATGGGTGGGACCAGAATCGCCACGCAATTGCAGCCCGCCAACGCGCAGGCCTTGGCCGCGTTTTCTGCGTACTCCCAACCTGGCGGATCCCGATCTGGCCAGATCAGGACATCCTTACCTTTGAGCGGCCTCCAGTCGGTCTTGTCGACCGGCGCCTTTGCGCCGTTCATGGCGGTGGTGGCCACCATGCCAGCACCGATCAGTGCATCGGCACACTTCTCGCCCTCCACCAGCACTACCGCGCGCGAGGTTGAAATCCTCGGCAGGTTGTAGAGCGGCCTCGGATCGGGCGCACGCCACATACGTGCACGGACATCCCAGGGGCGAAACTCCTTACCCGTGGGCGGGTCATACCGGTAAATGCAGGCAATCAGTTCGCCCTGAGCCGTGCAGTAGTCCCACTTGGCTGTGTAGGGCCCCAACTCATCGACCGGCACACTGCGCGCATCACGCACGACCGGTCGATTGAGCGGCGGTGCAATGCCCAGCCACAGCCGGATCTCATCGACCACCCGCCGAAAGTCAAGCCGCGCGGACAAGCCTTGCGACATCGCCCAAAGATCGAGGGTGTCGCCACCATCATCCGTCGAGAAGTCCTTCCACAGCCCACGCCTGCTCCCTTGTAGCTCGACCACCATGCTCTTGCCCGGCGTGCCGTCAATATCGCCGACGTAGAACTTGTTGCCCCGGATCCGACCATGGGGGAACAGGTAGTGGAGAACGGATTCAAGTCGGTCCAGGAGCGCCGATCGCAACGCCTCGGTATCCGCAGTCAGATCGTCACGTTGGTCGGAAGCACTGTTGTAGTCAAGCCAGACAATGCTGCCCTGGGTCATGCATCCCTCCAACACCTGTCCTGCCAAGCGCAGAACTTGCACTCCAGATGGGTGGGCGTCGTGGTGTGACGTGGGAGCACTTCACCGGCGGCGGTTGCGGTCAGCACGCGCACGCCACGATCGGACATGCGCTGCGCTAGCCCGGCATCAAACGCCAGCAGCTCAAACCAGATCTCCTGTGTGTCCTTGTTGACGGCCGTAAACAGAGCCGGGTTGTCTGCAACGCCCGGCACCGACGCCTGCATATAGGCCTGATAGACGGCAACCTGCGCCGCATAGACTGGTTTGGACTTGGCAACTCCCTGTTTGACGGTGTCGCGCCAGGACTTGTCGTTCATGGTCTTGAACTCCCAGATGGCGGGATATGCCATGCCGAAATCACCCAGCTGCGCAGGACCAGCATTCAGGATGCCGTCGACGTGACCCTGTATCCGACCGCCCGCCACTGAAAAGCCAAACTGACCGCCCTGGGCCTTGCGGGTGTACAGATCGAACCCAGCCAGTCGAAGCCAGCGGATTGCCAGGTCCTCCAGCGTGTGGCCCACTTCAAATATGCGCAGCAGACGGCCGGAGAAATCGCGTCCATCGTCGACCGGCGTGCGCGTGTACTCGTATTGCAATGCGCGTTCACAGGCAACACCCAACCGGGATGCACCCAGGTAATTGCGTGGCACCTGGCACTCGCGCTCACGGGTCAGTCCTTGATCGATCAAGACGCTGATCTGCTCGTCAAGCTTGGGGCGATGATTGAAGTCAAGCGTCACGGCATAGCCCCCGCCGAGGAAGCCGTCTGCTGGCTGGCAATACGCTGCTCGAGGAACGCTCGATCCTTGGCCGCCATGCGCTCGTGCTCGATGAGCATGTGCGACTGATAGGCAGACACCACCACGTCGACCAGGGTCAAGACTTCTTCGCGGCTGTAGTCGGCCAGTGGACGCCCCATGCCGATCTCGCCTACATACTCACCCAAAGGCGATAAGCAAGATCGCATTGCGGTGACTTCCATTTCCGTGGGATCAATCATCTGACCCTCCGTTTTGTTCATGATTTGAGAGAAGGCGTTCTGGCACGCCATGGAGCAGAACACCCACCGATCCGAATACCGGGCAGGGTCGCTACGGCGCAAGCGGGCGTTGAACCACCCCAGCCCCTTGGCTTGGCGACTGCAGACTGCGCACTTCACGCGGCCGCCCGGTAGCTGTCATTGGCCGCCACGACCAGGCGTTGGATCTGTGCCTTGTTGAACTGGAAGGACAACAGGGCAGATGCCTGGTAACGCGTCAGGCTGAAATCGGCACGCAGCGCCTCTGGCAAGTAGCGCAGTTGTTTTTCTGTCGGTGCCTCGTTGAGCCAGCGCCGCGTTTTGTGTGCAGAGTCTTCAGATTCATGGTCGTTGAGCCAGTCGTCGGCCTTGGCCATACACACGGTGCGCTCGCCAACTGCCAAAAGATGCGTTCCCATCCCCTGACCGCCACCGACTGCGTGCCAGCGTCCGGCGAGGAAGAAAATACCGCCCCAGGCCGAGAATCCGGTTGCCATCAGTGCGTCGTCGCAGCCGAACAGGTCACACCAGCGAAAGTTCGAACGCTTAAGCAGATCGATTTCGCTCATCACGAAGTCACTCAAGACACCGCCATCTTGCGGTTGGCGCTCCCAGACGTGGCCGCAGAACGGGCACTCCATGACCGCCAACGGGACAATGGCGCCACATTCCGGACAGTCTTTGGTGAGCGCCTCGCCATCATGCTGGTGGCCGTCCAAATTGACGTCCTGCTCCAGGGCGCCATGCATCAGGCTGGCCGTGCCAAAGTCGAGCACGATGCAGTCTGTTTTGATGACGTGGGGATATTCCTCTGGATCTACCGTACGCAAGCCCCGGCCCACCATCTGAATGAAGGTGGACTTGTAGGAACTTGGTCGCAGCAGAACGACACAGGCTGTCGGAGTGAAGTCATAGCCTTCCGTCAGGATGGCCACGTTGACAATGACCTGTGCATCACCGCACTCAAAGCTGGCAATGCACGCCCTTCTTTCTCCGTCCGGCAGGTCACCGTGGATCAGCACTGCCGGCACTCCGGCCGCATTGAATCCATTACACACACTTTGCGCATGGGCAACAGTCGAGCAGAACACGATGGTCTTTCGGTCGCTGGCCTTCTCCTTCCAGTTCTTGATGACGGCATCGGTGATCAAGGTTTTGTTGAGGATGGAGGCGACTTCGTCCATATCGAAGTCCACGGCCGTGCGTCGTACCTTGCTCAGCGCTTCTTGCGCACCAACATCAATCACGAATGTGCGCGGCGGCACCAAGTGCCCGCTGGCGATCATCTCGCCCAGAGTGATCTGGTCGGCAAGGTTGGAAAACACATCACGCAGGCCCTGGCCATCACCCCGGTTAGGGGTGGCAGTCAGGCCGCAGATGGCCGCACTGGGGTTGCGGCTGTGCACCTTGTCGATCACAGCCCGGTAGCTTGGCGACGCCGCATGGTGGGCTTCGTCGATCACCAGCAGGTCCAGTGTCGGAAGCTGGTCCAGGTTCGCCCCCTTTGAGAGGGTCTGCACCATGGCAAAGGTGGCACGGCCGGACCAGGATTTCTCATTGGCATCGACCACCGAAGTGGTCAACCCCGGATTCACCCGAGAGAATTTGGTCCGGTTTTGATCTGTGAGTTCGGTGCGATGTGCAAGGATGCACGCTTTGGCGTCGGGCTCAGCCAACACACTGCCAGCAACCGCCGACAACATGATAGTCTTGCCCGAGCCTGTCGGCGCCACCGCCAGCGCGTTGCCGTGCTGACGCAACGCCGCCAGCGTACGCTCTACCAGTTGGGTTTGACGGGGACGCAGCATCATGGCGGCGACTCCTTACTGCGCCCAGCTGGGACGACCCGGCACAGGAGAGCGGCCGGTAGCCTGCGCATAGGCATTCGGCGCAGGTGTTGCCTGAGGTGCAGGTGCAGACGGCTGACGAGCGGTGCCCATGAGAGCTGCGTAGTCTTTGTGGTCCGGCGTCACGGCCGACTTGATGACGCTCTTGTCCTGACCGTTCTGATCCTTGTCCCAATCGACTTTCCCGAGGAATTCGATGCCCTCCAGGTCAGCAAAGACGCTGATACGCCTTGCGTTCTGTGCTGCCGGACTGCTGTCACTCGGGTGGATGCCACGTGCCGAATTGAGGATGGCCTTCACAAAAGTACGGCCCATGTTGGCCCACTCCGGTCCCTTGGGGCTGTGCAGGCCGATGAGTGACCACATCTTGCGGCGCGCGAATGCACCGTCCATCACCACAAACTCACAGTTCAGATAAACCGAGCCCGTGCTGGTATTGCGGGTGGCGAAACCACCGGTCCAGCCCTGTGCAGCATCGTCGTGGCCACCGGGTTTGATGGTCATACGCACGCGCACCACGGTCCCCTTGGGGATCAGGTCGAAGGATGTTTGTTCGGAAGCAGAATTGAAATCGAAGTAAGTCATGATCAGATCTCCTGAGAGGCAATGGATTCGGGGGTGGCGGGTGTGCCAGGGGTACTGGCGGAGGCGCCGGTAGTTCCGGCAGTGGATGTAGCGGCGGAAACGGGGCGAGCAAAATCGAGTCGCTCGCTGGCAGGCTTGGCGGGGCCCGCGATCTTTTCCATGAGGCGACCCAGGTGCGGTTCCTCAATCGGGTCGAGACGACCAGAACGATCCTTGGCCGGGTAGCCCCAGGAATTCAACGTGTGGCAGACGAACGCGCGGTAGTTTGCCCCGTCATCGCCCTTGAGCTCGGCGAGCGTCACGACTTCATCGACGATTCCTGGCAATTCAAGGCCGGTCTTGGACCCGTCGATCTGCAGCGCAAAAACACGGCGATTGAAATCATCGAGTGACTCGTTGAGGATGCCGACGAACCAGACATTCTTGCGACGGGTATGCTGCAGATGGGTGAGCCACCCGATCATTTCCTGTCCCATCAAACCGTAGGCACCGCGGCTGTCAGGCTTACCGGTCTTCTCAGAGTAGGCCTGGGGCTGACCCTTACTCCATTGCAGGCACAGGCGTCCGGCAACGGTGATCGAGTCCACAAACACGGTGTCGTACTTATCCAGTACCACCGGATCACCGAAACGCGCGCACACGGCATCAAAGTGGGCCTGGCTGTAGGGCTGGTCCTCGCGCAATGCTGGGTTCGGGCCGCCGATGAAAACGGCAAAATCGCGGCATTCCTGCCAGGTGCGAGGACGGATCGTGTCGCCCGCGTAACCTTCGACTGCCAGGTCGCCAGCCTCGAGATCCATGAACAAGGTGGCGATCGGATTCAGGGTCCACAGTTGCGACGTCTTGCCAATGCCGGACTTGCCGACCAGCACACCCTTGACGCCACGACGCTCGGCCAACCGCTGATCGGCGGTGATGATGGGCAGACTCATTTGCGCATCTCCTCATCAGACAGGGATGCAAAAGCCTGGGCAATGGTTGTTGTGCCCACCGCACCGCGCCCGCGTGCAGCCTCGTACAACTCCTTCAATGCACCGGAGCGGCGCATGATTGCGCTGCATTCCGCCTCAGTGCCTTGAATGGCAAAGGCAATGTCATCAATAGTCGCGTCGGTCAACTGGCGAATCACCTCATCAGGACGCGTTGTGCCATTTGCAGGGATGCGAACGGCATCAGGCAAGTAGGCCGAATGAAAAGATTGATGCTTGCGCAACCGCGACATCAACGACTTGCGAACGCTGAGCGCAGCGACGCTAGGTTTGAATTCCGTCGCCTCGGTGCTGGCCGTCTTTTGGAAAATTGGGAACTGCATGCTGATTACTCCTGAATGAGTGCGAGACGGAAGCTGGGCTTGCCGGTTTTGAGGGTGCGTGCCTCTACAAAGGCAGACTTGAGGGACTCAGGCCAGGCGCCGAACTTGGTTTCGGACACGCGGTATGTGATTTCCACGTACTGGGCGGGGTCGTCGCCATTGGCGGCGATGCGACGAGTGATTTCAGCCAGCTTGGACTGATTCCATTCGACCTTCTTGGGCAGGTCGGCAGTAATGCACACACGGCCATCGTCAAAGTGCACGACGCCAGTGTCTTTGCCAGCTGCCAGGCGAAGACCATGGGCACGTTCGGCGTACTTGAGATCCAGAGCACGATCGACGTGATCTTGGGTGGACTTGGCGGTTGACTGCTGATCGACGGCTTCGTTTTTCAGATGGAACAAGACGTCGCTGGAATACGCTGCCAGATCTCCGGCGGGTGTGGCGAGCGCCTGCTCAAGTGTCAGGCGGCTCATACAGCACCCCCTGCATCTGCGCGCTCAGAGGTGCTCTTGCGCAGGCTGTCGGTCTCGAACGCTTCCACGTCCTCGATGCGGTACAGTACGCGCCCTTGCAGTTTCAGAAATACCGGCCCGATGCCTTCGGTCCGCCAGCGTTCCAGTGTGGCCTCGCTAACGTCCCAACGGTCGGCCAAATTGCGCTGGTTGAGGTGTTTGGTACTCACGTTTGTGTCCTTTCAGGTAGTTGCTAAAACGTGAGGTCATCGTCGGATTTGTGATGTACGGGCGTCAGCCACCGCTATGTACGGGCTGATGTACGGGCGCGACATTTGCGGGTGCTTTGGTGCGCCAGAAAGCAAAAAACCGCCAGAAGGCGGTTGTGCGTGATGCGGCGTGATGGCGCTGGTGGGAATGTCAATCCAGCACAAAACCGTACATGCCGTTTCCGTCGCTGCCGATGTAGTCCTGCCAGACAGGGTTACCGGCAAAGATGTTTTGAATTCGCTGGCTACGGCCCACCTTCTGCGCGCCGTACACGAACGCCAGAATTTCGTGTGCGGGCACGTGCCAACGATCAACGCAGGCTTGCTCAAACAAGTACTGGACCACCGCAATCTGGCGCTTGCCCTTGATCGCCCAAGGCTCAATCTGTTTCGTCGCGATCACCAGTGTGCTGGAGTACGAATCAAATCGCACCGGCAGCGATTTCTGAACCGTTTGCCCGGCCGGAGCAGTCATGAGCCGATGAATCAGATCGACGTCAAGGATGCGACTGGTAGCACGTTCGAGGATCACTGCGTTCACAGGCACGATGCGGTACTGGCGCGGCAGCGATATGAAGTCAGGAAGGCGCTGTCCACTTGTCAGGATCAATCCTTGATCGGGCAGCGACGGCGATTGAAAATACCGCAGCACATCTCTTGTGCGCTGTGCAAGCTCGCGCACGAACCAGACGTCCACGAGTGCGGCGCCGATGCGTGTCTTTCCGAGATGCCACAGAACACCATCAATGGCAGGCGCATCAATGCCGCGCCGTAACGCCTGAGCAATGCCGAGCAGGGTCGCGATCTGATTCAGGAATTCTGATGGTCTGACGCAGTAGACACCGACGTCGGCGGCTGGCACGTATTTGATGCGAAACGTCTCAGGGCAACGGTAATGGTATCGCCCGGGATCCTCATCCTCGTTCAGTTCAACTGCGACAAGATCGTCCCCGCATGGTGCCGGATACATCCCGGCATACCCGGTGCATTCGGTCCACGCCATCGCTTCGCCGCGAGAAAGCGAGGACCCGCCAAAGAGGTCCCAGCCAGGGATGCCTCGCAAACGCTGTCCTTGACCATCAGTGGTCGACTGACTCGATCGCTCGAACCAGCCGGCCAACTCAAGCAGCGATGGCGTCGACAGAGTCTGCGCCGGCATCGCCGATCACCTTCACCAGATTCCACTTGGCAAGAAGCCGGTCGCACAGCGCGCGGTCCTTCTCGCGTTTGGTCTTGACGTTGCACCTGTTGTCATCACGCAGTACGACACTGATTGTGCGTGCACGGTCAACGCCAACTTTCTTCAGGCGGATGGACAGCCGAGCGTAATTCAGGTGATGATTGCTGAAATCAAACGTCGGGCCCACCAGTGATCGAGCTGCCGAGTAGATGTCATCGGCATCGTTGCTCCAGATCTTGACGAGCAGCGATCGGTGCGCGCCACCAGAATACCCAAGCTCAGTGACTTTCACGGACACTACGTTCTCGCCAGTCAGATCGAAGTTGCGCACGGCTGCCAGGCTCTGGTAGTTGTACTGCTTGATCGGGATCTTCTCGCCAGAGATGGGGGACTGGAGCAAGCAGTCGGCGGCAAAACCAGCCAGAGCTTCCCGCCCGTCCGAACCCCTGGACAGAACTTCCAGGTGACCGTTGGCAGGTTCATACGTGATGTGCGACGAGACCGCCCGGACCACTTCCTGAGCTACAAGTTCACTGGCTTGGACACAGTCCATGATTTCAGGCGGCCGGTTGTGGTGGATGCTGATCTGGTACAGGTCAACGTCTTCGCCAGTGTCGGTGTCCGGGCGCAATCGATTGAAGATCTGGATTGCAACGGCGTCCGCTGCGCAACCGTAGTGGGCAGCGACCTTCTGGTGGAACGCGGCCCTGGCCACCAGATCGGTTTTGACGGCCAGCTTGGATGGCGCGACAAAGCCAGAATAGCAGGAAGCGCTTTGACGGAAGACGTCGGCCTGCCGTGCATCGACTGCATCCTTGAACAGCTTGGGCTCATTGACGTACAACCAAAGTGCGCGTTCGTACTGGTTCTTGAGGATGCCAAAAGCGGCCTTGTCTGCTGCGTGGACGATGTCGCCCTTGAATCCATCAATGACGTCCTGGCCAGCACCGTCCGACAGCAGCACGATGCGCTCGGCCAATTCCTCCATCTTTTGGCGCTTGCCCACCGCGAGCGCGGACAGATCTGCCTCCATGACTGCCCGCTGCTCGCGTCTCCCCTGCTTGAGATCCAAGACGGGCATGCTCACGCCAAATTCGCTGGCGATGAATTCGCCGAAAACTGCCGGCGGCAGATGACCAAGCAACTTCGACAGGTTCTCCGAATCATTCATTTCCATCACCTTCCTGAGGTTCTATCCGGTTGGGTTCAGCCCGGGTGGCCCCTTCTTCTTGTTGGGGTTGGCAGACCGCATATGTTCGGTACACCGAACGATTGGGATTATTTCAGACTGAAAAGGAGTTTGTCAAGCAGGTACGAATTCGTTCGGTGTAATGGTAATATTCGCGAACATTACAGGACAAATTGGGAGGATAAAGTGCCATCACCACTAGGTGACAAGATCCGCCTACTGCGAAAGCGAAAAAAGCTCAGCCTCGAGCAATTGGCCGATCTCACCGAATCCAGCAAGAGCTACATCTGGGAGCTGGAGAACAAGGACGACCCAAAACCGTCGGCCGACAAGATCGGCAAGATCGCGACAGTGCTCGAGGTCACGACCGAATTCCTGCTTACCGAATCGACGGCATCCCCTGGCGAGGAAGTCATCGATGAAGCCTTCTTCCGAAAATACAAGGGCATGCCGGACGACACTAAGAAGCGGCTGCGCAAGATCCTCGACGCATGGGATGACGACGAGTGACCGAACGCAAAATGCCAATGGCGCAGGCCAACCGAATCTCGTCCATGCTCAACACGGTCCTGGGGGCGAACCGCTTTCCGGTCAAGGTGGACGAGGTCGCGATGGAGTATTCCCGGCAGTGCTTTGCCGACTCGCCCGTGGGCAAGGTCCTGGGCGACGATCTCGAAGGTTTGGAAGGAATGCTCGCGGCCAACAAGGACCGCTCGAAGTGGTTGATTGTCTACAACAGCGCCGTGCGGTCCGAGGGACGCAAGCGTTTCACGATCGCGCACGAGTTCGGTCACTACATGCTGCACCGCCACGACCAGGATCGGTTCGAGTGCGGTGACGACGACATTGAGACCGGTGACGGCAACGAACAAGACATCGAAACTGAGGCTGACAAATTTGCATCGACCTTGCTGATGCCACTGGACGATTTCAGGAGGCAAGTCGATGGGCAGCCGATCGGCTTTGATTTGCTTGGCCACTGTGCCGATCGTTACGGCGTCTCATTGACAGCTGCCGCATTGCGTTGGATCGAAATCGCTGACAACCGTGCCATCCTGGTGGCCAGCCGAGACGACCACATGCTGTGGGCAAAATCGAACCAAGCGGCGTTCAAGTCTGGCGCTGTGTTTGCGACCCGAAAACACACGATCGAATTGCCGCGTGACGCTCTTGCCCACAGCGACAACTCTTCAGGAACCAGCCAGGCCCAATCGATCCGCGCCAGGTCCTGGTTTGCGCGCGAGCCCTCCTACGTCGAGCTGACAGAGATGACCAAGGTCGCCGCCAACTACGACTACACACTGACCCTACTGTTGATGCCGCAAGCCGAGTGGCGCCAACCGCAGCACGAAGATGCAGAGCCGGAGGAAGACGCCTTCGATCGCTTCATCAATAACGGCCAGTTCTCCGACAGAAAATAGGCCCAGTCCCTGTTGCGGTTTCGGCATTGACCCGCAGGGACCAGCACGCATCCGAAACTTCCTCATGGTGTCGGCGGCGGTCTTTTTGGACAATTTTGCTTCAAGCAAGTTGGACAACCAGGACCGCCACCCGATGCATGAAATCAACCACACTCCACCTGAGCGTATGACGCCCGAGCAGCGTCGACGCGAAATTGCGTCGCTGCTCGCGCGTGGCCTGGCACGCTTGCGCATGGCTTCGTTGCCACAGCCCGCAAAAATCCTCACCGCAAGAGAAGTATCACTTGGCTTTTCTGGCAACCAGAGCGTTCATACAGACCCCGTCAACAACAGATATTCGGAGTCCTGATGAGATCGCAAAAACCCATGCCCGCCACACCGCCATCGGTGATGTCACAGATCGCACAGTTGCCAGAGCTGGCCATGCCCGAAATTAAATCCCTCTGGAAGAGACTTTTTCATGGCGACACGCCTACCCACAACCGGCAGTTCCTGGAACGTCGGATTGCCTACAAGTTGCAGGAGATCGAGTTTCGCAAGGTGGACCCAAACCTGCTGGATCGCAACAAGCGCCGCATTGAGTCCCTGATCGAGACAGGCAAGGTCAAGACACGCGATCCGGACTACCGCCCGATCGCTGGCACGATGCTCACCCGCGAGTACCAAGACAAGGAATACCGCGTGATCGCCACGGCCGATGGAAATTACGACTTCGATGGCAGGATGTACCAAAGCCTGTCACAGATCGCCCGTGAAATTACCGGCACACGCTGGTCGGGGCCACTGTTCTTTGGACTCAAGACTCGGGCGGCCAAGGCTGCGCCTGCCAGGAAGGGAGTCCGGACATGAGCGAAGTTCTGAAAAGGCGGATTCGTTGCGCGGTCTACACCCGCAAGTCCAGTGAAGAAGGCCTGGACCAGGATTACAACTCCCTTGATGCCCAGCGCGACGCAGGTCACGCGTACGTGGCCAGTCAACGTGCAGAGGGCTGGACTGCGGTCGCCGATGACTACGATGATCCGGCGTTCTCGGGCGGCAACATGGAGCGACCTGCGCTCAAACGCCTGATGGCCGACATTGAGGCCGGAAAAATCGATGTGATCGTGATCTACAAGATCGACCGCCTGACGCGCAGCCTGGCCGACTTTTCCAAGATGGTCGAGGTGTTCGAGCGCCGGGGCGTGTCATTTGTCTCGGTCACGCAGCAGTTCAACACCACCACGTCCATGGGGCGTTTGATGCTCAACGTCCTGCTGTCCTTCGCGCAGTTTGAGCGCGAGGTCACCGGGGAGCGAATCCGCGACAAGATCGCAGCCAGCAAACGCAAGGGGCTGTGGATGGGCGGCGTTCCGCCCTTGGGGTACGACGTTGAAAACCGACGATTGGTGCCCAACGTCAAGGAGGGCAAACTTATCCGTCACATCTTCCTGCGATTCGTGGAACTCGGATCAAGCACCACACTGGTCAAGGAACTCAGGCTTGACGGCGTGACATCGAAAGCGTGGACAACCCAGGACGGCAAAGTTCGGGAGGGCAAGCCGATCGACAAGGGTTTGATCTACAAGCTACTGGGCAATCGAACCTACCTTGGAGAACTCCGCCACAAGGACCAGTGGTACCCAGCCGAACACCTTGCCCTCATCACCCCAGCGCAGTGGGACGATGTGCACGCCATATTGGCAACCAACGCCCGTGTGCGGGGCAACCACACCCGCTCGAGCACACCGTTTTTGCTCAAGGGCATCGTCTTTGGCCATGACGGGCGGGCGCTGACACCTTGGCACAGCACAAAGAAAGCGACCGGAAAGAAATACCGCTATTACCTGCCCATGCGCGAGATCAAGGAGCACGCCGGCGCGTCAGGTTTGCCGCGTCTGCCGGCAGCCGAATTGGAATCAGCGGTGCTCGACCAACTTCGTGGCATTCTGCGTTCGCCAGACTTGCTCGGCAACGTGCTGCCACTGGCGATAGCGCTGGATCCAACTCTTGACGAAGCAAAAGTCACCGTCGCCATGACACGGCTCGACACCATATGGGACCAACTTTTTCCGGCCGAGCAGACCCGGATCGTCAGACTGCTGGTCGAAAAGGTGATCGTGTCCCCCAACAATCTTGAAGTGCGACTGCGGGCCAACGGCATCGAGCGACTGGTGCTGGAACTGCGTCCGGAAAAGGCTGAAGGCATGGATGCGGTACCGGCATGAGTGGGATCCTCATCCGCAAGACCGGCGCGACGGACGTCATGTCATCGAGTGATGGCAGGTTGACCCTGTCAGTGCCAATTCAGTTCAAGCGGCGCGGCGGACGCAAGCAAGTCACGCTGCCCCATGGCGCGGGCGGCCAGCCCCGGCCGTGGGACACGACCTCCACGGCGTTGCAACTGGCGCTCGCGAGGGGACATCGCTGGCTGGCAATGCTGGAGTCTGGCGAGGCCAAATCGCTACGTGAGATCGCCGCGCGGGAGGGCGTCGACAACAGCTATGTCAGTCGGATGGTCAACCTGACCACTCTGGCGCCGGACATCGTGGCCGCCATCTTGCTGAACGAATTGCCTGACCGTCTCACGTTGTTCGATCTGGCCAGCGATACGCCATTGTCATGGGATGCGCAGAGGGGCCTGCTGCATCTGCCCGCTGGGTAGCAAACTGGTGAAGCGAAGTTGCACGGTGGTCGGCTTGGTGCCTATTAACGACCGAGGCGGCTTGGGGGCGACCGGCTTCTTCACTGCGGTTGCAAACGTTCGAGTTAGCTGGATGAACTCAAGCCACCCAAAGGCGACACTCGCCACGGAACGAAGCAGCCGTTCATTGCTTGAGGTAAGGGGCATTCTCGGCGGAAGAGAGATTAATTTGGCGATATGTATTCAGCGCCAGCCCAAGCGTCTGCCTTGCGTACGAAACACTCAACCTAGTATGGCGTTGCGTCGGCGGAGCGCCATGAGTCGCGTCGTTTCGAGTTAGGACGAGTTCCCGCAGCAGCTTGATGGTCTCAGGCTGCAGCACGTTTGAGTGCCGACTTTGAAGAAAAGTGTGAATGCTGCCGGTACGAACCTCTCCATTCCTTTTTGTAGTCGATAGGTCTCGAAACTTTTGATTTAGGAACCATTCCAGTGCTGTGCAAATTCCAATGAGAGCCAACTCAGGTTCATCGTCAGTACAGAGCGCATGCAACGCCTGCAATCTGCGGATAAAGGGATCATCAGCTCTGATTGCGGAACCGACCGTATCCTTGATGTCCCTTAGGGACGAGCTAACAGGTTCCGGCGACGGGGCGGGCTCGACTAGACCGTTGAGTATCGGTATCGGAACACCTGCGCCGACAATTCGTCCAGGCGCGAGCATTGCGTGGTATCCATACAAATACGAGCGCTTTCGCACGTTGATCAGGGCAGATACGCTGTACGCGTTGAGCAAAGCTCTCGTGGCAGTTATTAGATGGTCTCGCATGCGTGCCGCTACGTCACGCTGAAAGTCGAAACCGGTCAATGGTCTGCGCCGGCGGCTCGGCTCACCCTGGGACACTTCTGGCAGACGCATCCAGTTCTCGACCATGTGAGAGCCAAGTTGCTCGTTGAGCGTTTTAAGGTTCCTCAATCTGGCGACGTAAAGCGGATGAACGCGCTCTCGTTTGTCTCCTAGACGAATGATCCCAACAAGCTGAGTGATCGTTGTACGCCCTCGGCTATCTTCGTCAGAGGAATCTAGGCTCTTTAGACGCCCAAAGCTGTCGATCGACATTCGAACCGGACGAAGCCATAGCTCAACGGTAGATCCTGAGCGATCGCCCGGCGCATCTACCTTTATGGCACCTAAGCCTAGGTCAAATGGAAGTTGCCCAAAAGCGGCAACAAACGGTCCGTGGCGGGTTTCTAAATCTACAGCGCACTCCAGAAGCAAGTCTGGTGACGTTGCCCCAAACTCCAGAAGTCTGTCCAGAAAGCTCGTATGTTGCGGAGAATCCGGCGGATTCAGAGTGACAACATCTTCGATAGTCCACGTTTGCGCGACGCGATGCAT